GGGCGTTGTACGTGCCGCCTGCATCCAGCCAGAAGTTGATCGCAGTCGAATCGTTGGCGTTGCTGCCCAAGCTCATCCCGGAAACAGAGGGAACATTGAAGGTGAGCACGAACTGCTGCCAGCCGCTGGACAACAGCACGCTCTGGCCCGCCCCCGCCACGAGCGCACCGGCCCCGCTGCCAGTACCGGGATTCTGGTCGATGCTGACGCCGATCCTCCGGCTGCTGTCGGCCTTCGCCCAGAAGCTGACGGTCACCGTCCGTCCGCCAAGCGCGTCCGCTCCCTCGATGGGCTGCACGATGGCGCTGAAGTTGCTCGCCCCGGCCGTGGAACTCACGGTTGACCGCAGGAAGTATCTCGGGTTGCCGGGCACGGCCGTCTGCCCGAGCGTGAACGATTGCCGGCTTACGCTCGCCGACGATCCCTGCGAAATCGTCTTCCAGCGATCGGCGGTAAAAACGCCGCTGTTGGCGGCAAATCCGCTGGTGCCGCGCTGCCAGATATCGAAGCGGCCGTTGATGAGCAGGTTCTTGAACGGCGTGGTGCTCAGGGCGCCGTTATAGAGCTCGTTGAAATTGGCCTCGGTCTTTGCCCAGGCCTGGCGATTGGTGTCGCCGTCTTTGCCGTCGGCTTGGGCGCCCAGATAGATGTGTTGTTGTGCCATTGGCGGTTCCATAAAAAAAGCCACCTTGAAGGTGGCTCGACAGAAGTGGTCAGCGAAGAGTCGCGGGTGCTAGATCTTCCGGACACGCTTCTTGGTTTCCAGGCACGCGTCCAGCCAGATCCGGGTTTTTTCCGGAAGCTGGTATCCGTTCGCGCGCAGGTCATCGGCCAGCGCGACGATCGCATCGAGCTGGTCGCCGACATCGGGATAACGCGCCTTGCGAACCTCGCGATAGTCGGTCTTAGTATGAATTTTCATAGTCAACGCTGGTCTCGAAGGGCAGGAAGGGCGGGTTGCTAACCTTGATCGCGTAGCGTCCTGGATGATCGAAGAAAAGCTCGATGTCGGTGCCGTCGGCAACGTGGCTTTCGCCGTCCACGGCAATCGTCGCACCGGCAGGAATCCCAACGAGCCGAAGTCCATCTAATTGGATGGCTTGAGGTTGGCGTTCGCGCACCGCATTGCTGGTCACGTCGTACCACTGGGTTGCCGAATCGTAAGCTCCCTCGACGAACCCGGCGGCTCCCAACAATTGAACGGCGCGTGGGGCGTCGTCGGCATAAGGGCTTGAAAGCAGCATAAGGAAGATGCCCTTGCTGTCGTAAATGGAATAGTTCATCGCCTGACTCCCAGGGCCACGATGTAGGAACCGGTGCAGTTGGTGCCGCTTGCAGTGGACGTGGTGGAGAGTTTGACCACATGGTCGCCAGGGCTCAGGGTGATCAGGGTGGACACGATCAGCTGAGCCGGCACGTTGTGCTGTGCGCCGAGGCCCTCGACCAGCTGGCCGTCGACATATAGAGAGGCTGACGTCGCGTCGAGCGTGGTGAATGTGCCGAGGTAGTAGGCGGTGCCGATGATGATGAATTTCACCGATTCGCTCCCTTCGACTTTCAACGGAAGCAGCACTGCATCGCCCGGCGGCGTGGGGTTGGCCAGCGCCTTGCCCGACGTGGGTACCGTCACGGCACCGCCCTGGATCCGCAGCGTATCGATCTGCGCCTGGCCGATCTTCGCCGTGGTGATCGCAGCGTCGGCGATCTTCGCCTCCACAATGGCGCCGCTGGCGATCTTCGCCGAGGCGATGGACGCATCCTGGATAAAAGCCTGGCTGATGAACGTCTGCCCGCCCTGGATGACGAAGGGCGTGCTCGTCTGCCCGTTGGCGACATTGAGCAGCGCAAAGCGATCCGCCTGGAACAGAATCTGCGACTGATATGTCCCGTCCGGCTGCTGTTCCACCCCAAGGCCCAGACCCGCGACATAACCATTGCCCGCGGCATTGACCTGGCACTTCACCGTCCAGGTCGCACTCACCTTGCCATTCAGATCCACCAGTGCCTGCGAGGTCTGCTGCACGGCCGCGCTGGTGTCATCCACCGTCGCCTGCACCAGATCCACACGCTTGGCCATGGAACGGTCGCCATCCTGCACCGCATCCAGCAACGTCCACGTGCCGGCGTAGTGTGTGGTGTCGCCAGCCCATTCGGTGGCATCGCCGGCCATGTCGGAGTTGGCGAGATCGACGCCTTCCAGGATTTCCTGCCCAAGCTGGGTCTGCTCGATCAACCCGGTAATGACCGGCTCATAGTCGGCGGCACTGGCGCTCGCCTGGCCGGGCAGGCCGGCTCCATCGGGATAGAACGTACCGACATTCCCGGTCTTGTCGACCAGGCGTACCCAGAAATAGAACGATGCCCCCGCGGCCAGCCCGTCGATCTCCAGCGAATTCTGCGGATAGGCCAGGTCCGCCATCTTGGTGGCGTCCTGCAGGTTGGCGGTGTTCGAGCGCCATACTTCCGTGCGCTGCGTATCGTCGGTGCCGGCGGGGAAGCTCCATTCCAGATGGATGCCCCACACCTTCGGCGTCGCCTTGAAGGTGGCCACCACCGGCGGCGCTCCCGTCTTGCCGAGGATGTCGGTCGGCGCCGACAAGGCCGGCATCGACACCACGCCGCCAGGACTGACGGCACGCACCCGCGCAACGTAGGAGCCGGTGTAGATACCTTCCACGTCGAGCGACAAGCCCGGGGTACGCCCGGCGCTCACCCACTCGCCATCGTTGCGCCGCCACTCCACCTGGTAGCCGGTAGCTCCGGACGCCGCATCCCAGGAGATCGTCACCACATTGGTGGCGATGCCCTGCGTGATCACCACATGCCCATTGAGCTGCACATTCGCCGGCGGCGCCTGCGTCGAGGCGGGCAGCGAGCTGATCGGCGGGATCTGGATGATCGCGCCGTTGTCGATCGCCGCGAACTTGTCCGCCACGTGCTGCAGCGCCGTGATGGTGTAGCTGATCTCGCTGGAGGACTTGTCCTCGGTCACCGACAGCACGCGATAGGTCTGCGCGGCGAGCGTGTCGCTCTCCACCACCCATACGGCTTCCGCTTCCGGCTGCACCGAGAAGCCCGGCGCGGCCACCGAGAGGCGCACGCCATCGATGGCGGTGATGGTCTGCGTTTNCGATGCTCCGGTNGCCAGCATGACCGTCAGGCGATCGCCCGCCGCCACCTGCTCGGGCGCCTTGTCCACCGTCACCACGGTGCGCGTGGCGTCATGGATGCGCCCGCCCTGTCGCTTGCCGGCACGCGCGGGATCCGTCACGCGGATGATCTGTCCCGGCGCGGCGATGGTACCGTCCAGGCCGACCTTGAAGGTCACCGTGTCGGTTTCCAGCCGCGAGGTAAGCAGCACCCATTGGCCGGCACGCTGCGCCTGCGCCTGCGAAGTGCAGCCAAAGGCCGTAAGCGTNGCCTGTTGGATGCCATAGCGGGCCAGGCCCGTACGGTCTTCCACGTACTCGACCTTGGCGCGATAGAAATCGCTCGGGTCGTTCCAGGTCACCAGCGCGGTGGTATAGCGCGTCTTGCGCGTGCTGGCCGCGTAGGTGAACTGGCCGCCGATCACGTTGGCCGCGGTGTAGGCATACACCGGGTCCGCCGGCATGTCGGCCGAGGCGGTGATGGCGCCGCCGGTCCAGAACGAGATGCCGCGGAACACGCTGGCCAGGTCGCTCAGCAGCTTGTACGCGTCGCTGGCGCTCTGCAGGAACACGTTACAGGTGAAGCGCGGCTCGGTGCCGCCCTTGCCGTCGCTCACCGGCTGGTCGCAATACTGCGCGATGCGGTACAGCTCCCACTTGTTCACCTGTGCGGCGGTGACCAGGTGACCCAGGCCATAGCGCGGATGCGTGGCGAGGTCGTAGTAGATCCACGCCGGGTTGTCGGTCCACGCCGGCTTGAAACTGCCGTCCCACACGCCGCTGTAGCTGCGCGCCAGCGGATCGTAGTTGTTCGGCACCTGGATGACGCGGCCCCACAGATCGTAGGCGCGGCTGGGGATGTTGCTGAACTGTGCCGCGTCGCCGGAGATGCCCAGCAGCGCGCTGTTCGGATAGCGCAGCTTGGCATCGATCACCTCGGTGTAGCTGTCGATGGTGGTGATGTCGGCGATCGCGGAACTGTTGGCATTCGCCGTGATGCGCGTGACGCGCACGTTCCAGCCGTTCTGCGCAGCGGGAAGGTCGATGCGGTGGCTGCGCTGGTACTTGCTGGTGGTCTTGCCGGTGATCGCGCCGTTGTAGGCGAGCTGCCAGGCGCCGGCGTCGGTCTGCACCTCGATCTTGTACTGCACCGAGTAACCGTTGATGTCGCCGTTGGACGTATTGGCCTTGGACAGGCCCGGTACGCCGATGGTGATGCGCACCGCCGACAGCGAGGTGTTGCTGAGCGAGCGGATCCACGGGGTGCTTTGCTTTAGCTCCACGCCGACGCTGATCTCGTTCTCCACCGCCGGATAGCCAGGCACTTCCTCCTGGTCCTGCGTGCCGGTGCGCGTTTCCACGTGCACGTTCTGGAAGTTGAGCGAGCCGTCCGTATTGGCCAGCGGCGTCTCGTCGAGATAGATCGACTGCAGCCCGTTGACCAGGCCACCGATCTCGCCTTCGCTGACCAAGTCCAGGATGCGGAAATAGGCGATCGAGCGCAGGCTGTCCGGCGACTCGACGGGCGTGCGCTGCTTGCCGCCGCCCTTGGCGCCTTGAAGAGTGGAAGTCATGTCTACCTCTCGTAGAAATTCTTGAGCACGCGGCCGTTGAGATTCACGCCACCGCCGACACCGGCGGTGGCCGGCGCATAGTCCTCGGCATGGATGCCGGCGGAGACCACGGCGGAGCCGACGATCATCCGGCCGTAGAGCACGGGAACGGGGTTGCCCTGGGCCTGCGTATTGACGGCGCCGTTGAAGACGTAGCTGGGTTGGTTGTCGGGGCGGTCGCTCATCTTCAAGCCGCGAGGTTGCGGCGACAGCATTTGGACCACGCCGCCGAGCATCATCCCGAGGCCTGCTTGCATCATGTAACCGCCGATGCCGGCGCCCGCACCCATGGTCCAGCCGGAGATGAAGCCGCCTGCGACGAATAACACGGCGCCTGCAATGATGTTGAACAAGCCGCCGCTCTTGCTGCCAAGAAGCATCGGCGCAATGCGGATGTCCTCGCTTCCCGAGGGCCGGGAGAGATCCTCCTCATTGAGATTGCGTTTGCCGACGAAGACCGCGAAGCCCATGCCGCGATCTTTGGCTTTGAGAAGGAATTCGCCAAAGCCGCGAAGCTGCGCCGACAATGCAGCAATGGCTTCCCCGGGTGCATTGGAGTCGAGCGCGAGCCTGAATGTTCTACCGAACTTCGATCCGAGTACGCCATAGAGGCGCACAGTGCGTAGTTGTTGCATTGAATTCACCGTTCAATAAAAAGCCCCGCGGGAGCGGGGCTTTCGTGTTTGTGTGGGCTGTCGGATCGCCTCATCTCGCGTGGCGTGCCACCAGTCTCGTGTTCTCCAGCCAATACCCGCCATACACGTCGCGGCTCGAAAGCCGCCCATACATGTGATGCAGCATCAAGCCATCGCCGAGATAAATGCCGGCATGGTTAGGCACGAGGTTCCGGCTGCGAATCTGCATCAAGATCAGATCGCCGCATTGGATATCCCCGACAGCGACAGGCGCGAATCCGGCAGCGGCGAGATTCTCCGTATAGAGATCGGAGCAACCGTCATCCCACCAGTTGTCGTGCCGCACCGGGTCCGGCAACACCAGCCCCCATTCGCGCGCATACCAGTCCCGGCACAAGGTCCAGCAATCCAGCACGCCGTGATGGAATGGCCGGCCGACCAGAGGTGCTTCATAACCGCCTGGCTCGATACAGGACAGCTCGCCCGCCCGGGGCGGGCCATCTGCACCGGGCGTCACCGACACGATCCACCACGGCAACCCGGATGCCTCGCACGCCACCCGGTCGCCTTCCGACGCGCGCGCCGGTGCATCGGGATGCGAATGCATGACGGCAACGATCTCGCCGGCCTCCTCGGCGTCCGNGTAATCCTCGGCCGCGAGCACGAAATGTTCGCTCGGCGTNGTGGCAAGNTTGCGGCAGGCGAGGTAGCGCTCGCGCCCCTTGACCACCACCACCAGTCCGCAGGCTTCGCGCGGATAGTCGGCCACTGCATGGGCGCGGAAGGCATCCAGGGTGGCCGGGTTCATGTGCGCAACAGGCCAGCTGCAGGATAGCTACCGAACGGAACCGGGTTGTTCTGGCCAAAACGCAGCTTGCACGACGACAACCGCCCACCGCACACATCCTGTGCCGGATCGCTGGTCGGCGTGTCATCCGCCTTCGCCACGGGGCCGCCGCTGTAGCCGCAGTANGGCCCGCGATAACCGCCGCGCTGCAGCCAGCTGCAGCTGTTGGCNATGATCGTGCGCCCCGGCAGCTGCTGCTGCCCGAAGTCCAGCGCGCTGGCCAGCTCGNACTGCACCACCTGGTTGGTCTCGCTGGCCTTGCGCTCGAGGAACCACTTGTCCGGCGGAAACTCCTGCGTGGCATCCGCGGTGGGATTGCCATCGGCGAAGTTGCGCGCGTCCAGGTAGCGACCGAAGGTGCGGTGGCGCACCAGCAGCGCGCCGACCAGATCCTGGTAGGCCAGGCACAGCGCGGTGATGCGTCCGTCCACGTTGCCCACGCTCAGCATCGGCATCGGCGGCTTGTCGGGATTGAGCTCGAAACCTTCGGCCTGGATCGGCCAGGGCGAGTACTCCAGCCCCTGCCACCAGATCGAACCGACCTGCGTATAGCCGTGGAAGCGCAGCACGTCGGCTGCGCCCCCACCGGTGATCGAGCGCGCGTCCAGCTCGAACAGCTCGACCTCCGCGCCGGGCTCCAGCTTCTGGATATCGGCGTAGATGGTCATGGCGAGAACACCTGCTGGAAGGTCGCCGACAGCGTGTAGTAGCCGGCGGCGCGCGGCACCAGCGTGTAGCCGGCGCAGCGGAACAGCGACGGCGCACCCAGTGGCGGCGTCCACTGGAACGAGGCAGCGCCGGCATGGCGATCGAGGAAGTCCTTGATCGGCGCCATATAGCTGCCGTCTCCGTCGAAGGACAGCGGCCAGCTGTCCACGCGGTTGTTGATGCCGTCGGTCACGGTCTGGGTGTAACCGTCGCCGAACTGCGCGCTGCGCACGCGGAAGGTGGTCTGGCCTTGCGGCTCCACCTGGGGAATCCACCCGAAGACTTCAGGCATGCTGCATCCTCCACAAAATGCCGCCCTGGCGCTGCTCGCGCGCCATGACTTCCTTGACCTTGCCTTCCACCATCGATGCGAGCTGGCGGCCGGCGTCGTCGCTCTGCGCCTGCGTATCGCTCTGCGCGTTACCGTTGGCGCCGACGTTGACGGTGATGCTGATCTGGTTGTTGACCCCGCCACCGCCGCTGCTGCGGCCGCCGCGCACGCCGAGGCGTCCGTCCGGCCCGCGGGCCAGCGGCATGATCGCTTCGGGTCCGGCTTCGCCCATCAGGCCGGTGCCGGTGGCCATGGGGAACAGGGTGGGGCTGTTGACGATGCCGCCGCGGGCGAAGGCACGCAGTGGCATGCCGCTTTGCAAGGCCATGCCCTTGGCGGCCATCGGGCCGTCGAAGAAGATCGACGCGGCGTAGTTGCCCGCGCTGCCACCCGCCATCGGGCTGTAGCCGGGCAGGGCGGTCGAGCCGCCGCCGAACATGCTGCCGATCGCACCACCGATCCAGCTCAGCGCGGTGCCGGCCAGCTTGGAGATCTGCGACGCGGCGATATCGGCCGCCATCTGGCGCAGCATGGTGCGGAAGCTCTTGCCGACGCTCTTGAAGTTTCCGTCCAGGGTGTCGAACAGCATGCTGCCCAGCGAACCGCGGATCCGTTCGCCTGCCTGTTCGGCCAGGCCGACCATGAAGTCGGTGCTCTTGGCTATGTCGCCTTCGGTCTTGCCGGCGTCAGCAGTGGCATCGGCAGCACCAGGCTTCGCTCCGGTCGCGGCACCTGCTGCCTTGTCCGGCGCGGCGCCGGGGGTCTTGGCATAGCCACGAAGAAAAGCAAGCACATAGTCATTGGTGCCGCGGTAGCCGGTGCTCGCCGCATCGCCGAGCGCGGCGGTCGTCGTATCGGCAACACCATGTTTGAGGCTGCCGTAGAGATCGTCGCGAACCTTGATGCGTGCGGTGCGAGCTGCCTTGCCGTCCGCGTTGAAAGCCGCCATGACGTCCTTGGCGAAATCGTCCTTGATCTTCTGCGTTGCCGCGCTGACGGTCTTGTCGGTCTCGCTGGGCTTGGCCGCTTCCTTGGAAGCTTCCTTCGCTGCCCCATCGGCCGCCTTGCCGGCACTCTGCGTCGACTTGGTCGTCGCATCCATTGCCTTCTGCATGTCGCCCAGCGACTTGCTCGCCTTGTTCAAGGCGGTCACGAAATTGTTGAGGCTGTTGCTGTCGATATCAGCCATCGCTGC